TGCGCCGGGGGCAGCCCCCGCAGTAATACCGTCAAGCTTCGTAGCAAACGTGCTAGTCATGTACCCATCGACAGAAGCTGTAGCCGCTGCCATACTGATAGCTGGTGACGTACCACCTGACGATACAACTGGCGCGGTGCCGGTAACAGCAGTAACAAGGCTGGTACCAATACCATCGAGCTTAGCTGCGTACACACTAGTCATGTACCCATCAACGGAAGCTGTAGCCGCTGCCATACTGATAGCTGGTGACGTACCACCCGATGACACAACCGGCGCAGTGCCTGTAACGGTGGCTACCGCAGCCCCCGCAGTGATACTATTTAACTTACTAGCAAACTCTTTCGTCATATACCCATTAACAGAAGCCGTAGCTGCCGCCATGCTAATGACTGGCGCTGCGCCCCCCGAAGATACCACTGGTGCTGTACCTGTAACCCCTGTGACTGTAGCGCCCGCGCCAATGCCATTTAGCTTGGTGGCAAACGTGCTAGTCATATAGCCGTTAACAGAAGCCGTAGCTGCTGGCATACTGATAGCTGGGGTTAGGCCTCCAGAAGACACTACTGGTGCAGTGCCCGTGACACTACTGACTGTTGTAGAACTGTAATTGACAGCTTCAACAACGCTAGTGCCATCGCACATAAGCACCGTGGACTTCCCATTTGGGATACTAACCCCTGAACCCCCAGAAGTTTTTAGGGTGATCGCAAATCCGCCAGTAGTAGCGTTCTTAACAAAGTACAGTTTACTAGCTGTAGGACAAATTACATTTCGTGGGGCACTCAGAGTGCCACTAATATTGAGCAGCATCTTACGCGACTCATCAGCAGCCCCGTTAACGGTGACTAACGTGTAGTCAGCATTAGTCATAGTCACAGCAGCGTAACCTGCAACTGCTGAGTCAACTAGCGTGGTAATGCCTGTGTTTACTAAATCACCCCAAGTACCTGGGTTTTCGCCTGTTACAGGAAGGGTTAGACGCAGCGAAGGGGTATAGCTTGAGGGCATTTTTTATCCTTACGAAACAATTTGTTGCCAATTGGGTGTCTGCGATGTAGGCACTGCACCCCATGTGGGGGTCTGCGTATCTGGGATCATATTCCATCCGGGGGTTTGCGAGTCGTCAACCAGCCCCCAGACGTTTACGAGGCCTATTAAGCCATAGCCAACGACCCCAGCGGGGATCACAGTAGCCCCAACTGTTACGGTAACTACGCCAGTAGCAGTAGTAGCTTCAACTCCTGATAAACTTACAGTTATTGGTATAGACGCAATAACTGTACCAATTACGCCTGTACTTTGCACTCCTGTAAGGGTTACAAACGCATCGCCTGTTACCGTAACAGTACCTAAAGACCCAGTAGCTTGTACACCTAAAACGTTTGCAATAGTTACTATAAGCGAAGTAGCTGTGCCAATAACTCCAGTAGCTTCAACTCCTAATAAACTTACAGTAATTGGTATAGGTACAATAGCCGTACCAATAGCGCCAACAACTTGTACACCAGTTACGCTTACATTAACGTCTACTGCGGGGTCAGCAGCAAGAGCCAACCACCACCCTTTACGTGCTGAAGCACTGACTGTCGTGTAGTTTAGCGTAAACTTTGAAGTACCAAGAGTAGCACTGGCTATTACTAAATCGTTAATTGTAGCCCCACCGGCTCTTAGGTATAGTGCTCTAAGAGAACTATATGCGCTCTCTGTATTTGAAATCCCAAGATTATCTGCGTCTACTAACGCGTACCCATAATTATTTGTACTGTCCGCGGCACCGACTGAAAAAGTTGATGCCCTTGTGTCATTTACTAACGTGTTTGTTACGTTACTGCCAGCCCCAACTAGTAACAGCGCACTAGGGGTGTAAGCAGTGGTAGTATCTACCGCACCAGTAACAGTACTAGTAGTTATAGTGTTTAGATCTAACCAAGCATCCCCCCCGAGAGCTAGTATGTATATATCATCACTACCGGGGCTTCCAGTTCTAGTAGTAACAGTAAATGTATCACTACCCCAAGCTGTTACTTCAGCTTTCCAAACAATAGCAGTGCGATTAATTTCCCCAGATATACTATCGTCAGAGAATAATTCAGTCACCGCCGAAATGTCTAATGCATTATGTGAGTACCACGATACCGCGCGTTGGGTGCCATTACTTAAAGCAGCACCAAAACTTAACATAGCATTTGGTGATTGTGGTGAACCACTACCCCCCGTTTGCCCAGCAACCCCAACTGAAGTCGCTATTAGAGCTTTTGGTGCAAAACCAAGACTGCTTGATATTTGAGTTGCATCGACTGTAGTATTTGGCGTAAATGTTAATAATTTAGCTGGTACATTATTTATCAAAATAACTGTACAATACCTAGTAGCCGGAGTGTTATCTATATCTAACGTTAAACGTATTCCATCAGGACGCGCTGAACATGAATACCCAAAAAACCAGCTAGTGCTCGCTACATTAGCCCCGACTGCTATATAGTTTGTTCTACTAACTTTACGCGTTTGAGTGCTATCACGCCCATCATCACTAGTAGTCGAAGAGACACTTTGATTAGTCCCATCCCAAAAACCTATACTTACTACACTAGTTGGTGTGGGGTTAGCACCGGGGAATGGCGCTGCTTGAGTAACAATTACAATAGCCGCGCTGGGGGCACCAAACCCCGCAACTTCGATATCAGTAGTACCCCCAAGGGTAGAACTAAGCGTAACAGTAACGACTGAAACAGCCAATCAAGATACTCCAAGTTCACTGCGAAACTTAGCTTCGCTAGTAAACATTCCAACTTCAATTGCTACAAAAATTAATTCAAGCCGTAGCATGTACTCAGGCTTTTCAATTTGCGACTTCGCGCTCACCACATTTAAAATATTGTCTAAGTCCACGCTTTCTTCAGGTGTTAACTGTCCATCTAGGGGTAGGTATTTGTTTAGCGCTTCGTACATTTGCTCCCTAGTAAAAACACCCCGATCTACAAAATAAATCATAGATGTAATTATTCCCCCAGGTAACGGAGAAAAATTTTCACCTCGTCTGTTTACTCGGTCCCAAATCCCGGACATATGGTACCTTTAGGCGATACGGATTAACGCGGTAGCAGCGGCAGCGACTGGCATTTGTACAGTGAACGTACCCGCAGTAGACGTTTTGTCTGACCCGAAATCAAGTACAGCAATCGCTGCATCAGCACGCGTACTGTCGTAAATCAACGCGCCCCGGGCGGCAATAGTCGCGTTAGTCCAGCTAGAGTCGCTAAACGTAATCCATGCAGTAGTACCTGAAAAACTAATCGCATTGCCAGTCAGCGTATTACCACCAGCCGTATAGCCCACACCAATCACTTCACCAGAAGTTGTGTAAGCAGTGGTAGTCGCATCTAACGTAGCTGAGTTGGTGTACAACGCGATTTTCATCGTGTCAGTTAACGGAACATAAGTTCCAGTCAAGAAACCGACCTTAGCCGAAGTGCAAAAAGCGTTACCAGTAAAAGCCATGATATTTCCTTAGATAATTTGAGTACGCACTTGCCCACTGCGGTACGCGTCTTGCCGCATCTTACCATCGCCCAGATTCTTAAGCAATGTGAGCGACTGTTTATAAGCGTCGGAGTACAACATAATCATGTCTGGTTCGCCCTTCATAAACCTAATAGCTTCCACCATGACTGCATTGAACAACACAGAATCAAAGTTGTCCCCCACCCATGAAGTGCCCGCTGTGACAATACTAACGGGGTAGTAAAAGTAGTGTAGTTCTGCTGACAAACCGTCACTAGGGGTGGGGCCAAGGATTAACGTCAATTCCTGCAAGGTGGCACTATCTGGGCCAAAAATGGCATAGTACTTAGGCGCCCCGGTATCAGTCGGTACGGGGTAGGCTTCTCTGATAAAATTAACATCTTTGTTTATTAGGTAGTTATACGAGCCTAAAGCATCTATAACAGCTAGACTAAACACAGACAAAAAATCATCAGGCAATGCTAAGTACTTATTGGTAGCAGTAAGCGCCCCAGTTACGTTTTTGCGAAGCGAGGGTAGCTGCACTGAGTTGTAAATCTTTTGTTCCGCTAATTTAGTCATTTCAGCGAAATCAACATCGGTAAAGGTATTCTCGCAATAATTTTGTACTGCGGTGCGCAACTCAGTGTAGTTCATAACTTACGCCATTGGTCCACGGGCCATAGTGCCCTTAGTAGCTGCACCGCCGCCACGAACTTTGATGCCACTAGTCTTAGTTTCCTTGAGCTTACCCAAAGTAACAGGGGTAGCCCTACCCATATGCGGGTTGCCACCCTTAACTTCGGTGTGGGGTTCAGCGTACACTGAAGCGTCACCAACCTCTTTGCCCATCATTTTCCTACTAAATTTAGCCATGGTTAGTTCCCTTGGTTCTTAGCGCGCGACAGATTGCGCCCATACTTAGCGCGATCTTCAGTGGTAGGGCCACCCGGCTTACCCTTGGGGGCCTTGATGGACTTAGTAACAGGGACGGTTTTGTCACTCATGGTATTTCCTTATGGTTAGAGAGATAGATATGATAGTTACGAAACTACTACTACACTACCTACTGTGGTAGTTGCCAATAAATCGTTTGGGGTTAGGGAGTTTGTCGATCCACCCCCTACAGGAGCCCACCCCCATTGGAAAATTCGACTACCCTGCCCAACAGCCCCGTCAGTGAGGACGCCTGAGGTGCGGTAGCTTCGGTCTGGGCGGGGGTTCCGCAGCGCCTGCGGGTCGTCAACAGGGTACATACCCAACTGCAATTGTGGGTGGTCTTTTTCCCAGCATTGGTGACACACCAAGATGTTTACATTCTTGGTTTTAATCACCAACTCTTTAAGTTCTTTAAGCTTGAAGCGAAAGCCACACCGGTCACATTCCGATATGGCTTTCTTACCAGCGGTGAATCTATTGCCCATAGTTAGCTAATAAACTGTTGACGGGGCACAAAGCGTACCGCAGCTTTCTCACGGTCTTCTGTAGAAGCAAAATCCCACGCTTCATCATACTGCATCTTAAGCACCTGCATCCGCTCCAACCCACCGGGCAGCTTCATAGACAGATAGTACGCTAACCCTGCTACCATACAAGGTAAAAACCGGAAAGGGATATCCATCGTGTTAACACCCGATCCCGCATCTTGGATTCGACGTAAGCGCCAATACACAAACGTGTAGGTAGTACTAGCATCAGGGATAGGCCACACCGTGATATTAGGGATAGGCGCTTGCCGATTGATATACACCTGAATTGGGCGCGCTTGGGTAAGCTTATTCGGTATAGTAGCGTAGGTCGAAACGCTAATGCGCGTAATGTTTAAATCCGCTTGCGTTGATGCAGCACCTGCGCCCGTGCGAATTACATGCTCAAGAAGGTCTACTGTACCGTCTGGGAGGTTGTAAGTAGCAGTGCCTGTAACAAGGGGAATAGACCCCTGCTCTACTGTCCACAGATTAATACCACGATTAGCCCAGTCTGCAAAAAGCAGGTTTAGAGACCTGCGTGCTGTTTTAAGGTCATAGCCTGTGCGCAGCTCGTCACCGCAGCGCTCAAAAGCTTCCTCTACTACTTCAGTGAGATCTAAATTAAATGCTGTGGTGCCTGAAGTAGTCATAGGTATTATTTTTTAGCAGGTTTCTTAAGGGGTAAAGGAATGGGGCCACCTTCCTTATAGACTTCCACTGTATTAGGGTTGTCTTTGCGCTTCACCTTTTTGGGGGAAGGCATTTTGCTAGGGTTGATGGCGCCCATACCTCTGGAACTCAACATTACACAATCCTACACTTAGTTTTACCCTTAGTGGCAACACCGTCAGCACGCTGCGATGCACTACCCACCAAACCACCAGATGCGTACTTAGCTACCTTACCACCCTTTTTATAGGGCATAAGAGTTTTGGGGTTTACTCGCCCAGCACCAAAGTTTTTGCCCATAGGGT